CAAGTTGCGAATTTGTTCGGTTCTGTCCTCCAGTAGCCCGGACAATGTACTCCGAACAAAACTTCGGATATCCCGGTTTGCAGGTCCGTTTGACTTTACAATAGCGCCATCAAAACATCTATTGCGCTGGTATTCTATACCTAAGTCATTGCATCTACCGCGAGCTGTTTTCTCATCCACTTGCCAGATAGCAAACGCACAACGCACGCCATCAACCAATGCAGACGTACCACGAATTAAATTACGAGCCTGCTCTGGTTTACTGATTACGGTATCATCCTTAACCTTGGTCATGTGGTGACATACAATAACAGCCGAGCCTGTTTCGGTTGCCACGCGAGCTAACAGTCCCGTTAAAGCCGCACCAGCCGCAGGGTCAGCATTTACATCTGCATGGACAAAAGATGCTAACGGGTCAAATACGATAAGCTTCAGGTTTTCCAACTGAATCAACTGCTCATATATCTTCTTGAACTCATCAGTTTCGCTGTAGTCGCCCATTGATTCGCGCAAGATAGGGAATGTACCGCCAACATTTGGCAGCGGTACCACATGCAATTTGTTCGGGTAATCAAAACGCAGACCCGCTTCATCTAATCGCTCAATACGTCTGTGCATCTCAGATTCATCATCTTCTGCTGTGAAGATAACAACATCACCGAATTCCCGAACAATTCCCCCGAAAGCGTTTTGCATTGGCCTGCCCGCCGCAACCTTCATCGCTAGGTCGAGAGTCATCATGCCCTTACCAGCATCACCAGCCGCCGCGAAGATAATCGGAACCCCGATAGGAAACGTGCCGTCAACCAAAAACTCTTGTACAGGCGCATCGCCAGTAAACCGAGATACCAGCAGGCTATCGTTAAGAAGGTTAATACTGCGCCTTGTGTTGCCCGAGCCTTTCTCAATGAACGCCTCAACATCAAAGCCTTCATCAATGGCATCTGCCGCGTCCCACTTGCTTGGCTTATCCACAGGTGGATTAAGTACAGTCACTGAATTAGCATCAGCATCCAGCGCTACTTCCCGAACAATTTCAGATAAACGCTTTCCGGCGTCATCATTGTCAGGCCAGATAATCAGGTCCTTGCCCCGAAGTGGCGTAAAGTCAAACTTATCTACGTTCTTACGGGTAAGGGCGCCTGCTCCGCCAAGGGTACAGGTCGCTGGTATGCCTGCATCTATCAGGGCTTGAGCGCACTTCTCGCCCTCCACCCACACAACTCTTTGCTCTTCTAAGATGTACGGAATGTTGTACAACGGGCGAACATCAGGCGCCTTCGGATATGACACACCTGGAACCCAAGGTCTGAACTCTTTCTTGCCGTCAATATCATAACGCCGAACAGATACTAAAACCTCGCCGTCTCTGCTGATATAATCCCACTGCCCGTTGTGAGCTGTATTTATATCAATGCGAACCTTTTCTACTGTAGGCTCTGGCGGGGGTGTACTGTTGCTCTGTTGCTGTACGCCATTGCCAACTGGTATCTTGTTAAGATTTAAACCGCCTTCTGTACGCCACGCTGGGTTGATAGGAGCTCGAGGAACCGTATCATCACTGATATACTTTCCGAACAATTCTTTGATTTCAGGCAAGCGCATCCCCCGTGCTGCCATCAGGATTTTAACGATACCGCCAACACCCTCACCGCCATTAAAGTCTTGCCCACGCATAAAGTCTGGGCTGTTCTGGTTGATATTTATTTTCAGGCTCTCGCCAGCTTCACCAGCTAGTGACCCGATAAAGAAGTCGCCCCCACGAACTTTCCCATTAGGATATGTTTCAAGCAGTATTTCCACCTGAACTGAGCGAGGAACATCGCGGCTAATTTTTTCGACTAAATCATGCGCCGTACCAGATTTAGTATTGTCAAACCTTATCACACTCATTATATTGTACCTTGAGACTAATTGTTTTCCTTTTTCTGCATTGGTTTCGTTTCACACTTGAGAGGCCTCTGGCATTTTTGTCAGGGGTCTTTCTTATTATGCCCAACACGTTTTATGAAACTCGCACCACTTGCAAGCGAAGTAATCTGAATTAGCGGCAACACGCGGTAGCATTTCCCCAGCTTTTGTAGCTTTCAATATTTCCACGCCCTTGTCACTTGTTTTCTGCGCCAAATCCTTATTAAACGGAATTAGCTCGTAATAAATCTCACTTGTATCTTTATTCATCACGGTAAACAAGGCCGGATTTTCCGTTAAATCCATGTAAGCCTGATACAAAGCAACCTGTGCTGCATATACAGGATTAGCTTCATGCACGCCTTTCCGAACAAATTCACTGAACTTTTTGCTGTTGGCTGACTTACACTCCCACAGAAACGGGTAGCGCATCGGCACGGGCCCGGCAGTAATAACGCCGTCTATATGCCCTTTAATTTGGTCGTCAGCTACAGCAAACCCGAACTGCTTGCCTTGACTGTCATGCGTCTTTAATTCGAACCCTGCGTTCCTTAAATAGCCAGCAATCAAGTCCTCAATGAAATGCCCCATATCGAAGATACGCAGTGTCCGCGCTGGAAACTCTTTATCCTCATCTGTGGGTGTTTGCATGTAACGGTACTGAACCTGTCTTGAACAGGCACTGCCAAGAGAGGAGCCGCCTAAATACTTTCGCTTTGGCTGCTCATCATTCTTGTCGCATATGGCCTTATCTATGTTGTAAGCTATTAGCTCTATAGCATCAGAATGGTATGGGGTCGTTGAAGTCGTCTTGGGCGTTAGAACTGGTGACACTCTGTTCAAATTCAAGAAGCCCTTGTTCTGTAAACTCATCTCTAATATCCTTCATTTTCTGAACATAAGCTACCACTCCCAACACCTCTTCTTTTGTTAGGTCGCATAGGCGCTTTTCCCAACCAATATCGCCGAACAAACGGGCCATATTAGATAGATTGTCCTGTTCTTCTAGTGAACTGTTATCCCGTCCGGGATTATTATGTTGCATAATTCTGTGCCCTCCACTTGCAACTCTGGGTTCTGAAATGTCACATGGTACACTTCATCATCTCCAACAAACATACACGCTACACCAGATGTAAAGCTGAATGAATGCTTGCTTGCCGAATCCTCTATAAAAACTGCCATTGCGTCAAGAATTTCTTCATCTTCGGCGCCCTCATCAACGCTCAAAAACCCATCAATGGTTTCGGACTTTTCGTCCTCAAAGAATAGCGTTAGATTGATTTCAACTCTCATCTACTGCTCCAGTGAGCTTGCACGTTGACACAAATCTTCATATGTAACTTGCTTAGATTTGCCTGTAATTTCCTCTTTTATATCAGCATCAACAAAGGCCCCATCAGGACAAATATCGTCCCATTCTTTCATGCGCTGTAAATGCTCTTGCCTTTTTCTTCTTAATGTTTTTTCTGTATCTGGCATTTTATAACTTCCGTATCAAATCTTCTAAAGTAATTAAGAAACCCTGGGACGCATTTCTGTCCCCGCCACGCATGATATGTCCATTTTCATACTGCTCATTACATAATGTTGTGAGCCTGTCTTTTGATATAATTATGACCACACCTGTAATTAAAACAAAAGCCCAAAAATCTGACTGCGTTGTTGTTATGCCGGACGGTTTGCCGCGACATTCAAATTCAACAAACACGCGCCCAGACTTGTGAGCTATCTTATCGTGCTTCACCTCTACCTTTTTATTCTGTAGCAAGTCACCGAGAAATTGTTCGGCAACCTGACCTACTAAAAGGTCGTGGCTAAAATCATTATTATATAGCATCCTAAATCCCACTTTGAATGCAAGGGTGGGTGGCTTTACGGCACTCGTGCCACCCAAACGAGCTAACAGCCAAACATGAGGTCGCCGTTAGTACGCCTTTAACTTGGAAACAAGTGTATATAACCTAGAACTTGGGCACAACACTTGTCGATGTGATTTTCATGTCACTGTTTGTTGACTGAACGCCGTTCTTGTAATTAATCCAAGTACGGGCAAGCAGAATAGTCATAACGTCAGGCATTACCTTGTTTCGGTTTGCCACTCTGATTTCAGTTAATGTATGAAGAAGTTTGCGAACAGGTGAGCGGACGCCTTTCCCGTAACCAGCCGCCAAATCATCTAAGAAGTTTTTGGCCTTTTCCAAGTCACCAGAATCTGAGGCAATGTAAAACAAAGCTGACAGAGGCGGAACAGGAATAAGTGTATTCCTCTTTGCCACTTTCGCTAACTTAATGGAAAGCTCTAGCAGGGTGGTATTCACTTCTTCATTATAATAGTTTCTCAAATCATCATTCGTCATGCGAATATGCTTTGTGTTTGCGCGGCATTCTTTATACGCAACGATGTGGCGGATAACGGCGCCAGTCAATGATGGATACGGCGTACCCATAATAGTGAACACATCCATGTTTGACCTGTTTGAGCCAACATCCATATGAATGAAGCTGTCAGGCTCAATGCCAAAGATAGCATGGGTCTTAAATGGCTTTCCAGCCCTCACACATGCGCTCAATCGGTTCTGGCCATCCTTCAGGTGCCCATCTGAACCAAAGGCCAGTGTGGCATTTGTAAGGGACCAATTGTTTGATGCCATATCTTTTGCATAAACAGCAATCTTCTGAGTTTTCTTTTTGCGGTTCCCAATGTTCAGGTGCTCAAGAATATACTCAGCCAGCTTTGGCGATACTTCGATGATGCGAGAGTTTTGTGGTGGTGATTTAATAAGCGACTCCAAATTACCAATCTGTTCGCTTACACTCATGGCAGAACTAATCTGACGTTGTTTTGATACAATGCTTGTTAGAGGCATTTTGTCTATCCATACCGCCCTTCCGTTTGTATGGCGGCCCTTCTGATATTGCTATGTTAAGGGAAGAAGAGCCCGGCCTAGCAACAAAGCCGGGCCCTTCTTTCAAGGTGAACTGGAATAGGTTCTATGCTTATAGAGAACCACGCTCGCTTGCCACCTCTATCTCTGGAGACGCACAGCTTTCGCTGTAATCCTGACTTCCAGAAAATTCTTGAGAAGGGGACAGGGTAGGAAAAAGAAAAAAACCCCTGCCCCCTAAACCTTATTTCTGCGCCCAAGCTGGTACCACACCAGCCTCTGCGGTTGCTGGCGCCATCGCAGGAGACGCTACAGGAGCCGCTGCTTGCACAGGAGCCGCGCCAACAGACGAAGCAACATAGTCGCTATTGTCTGGTGTAAGAACAACGGTCATTTTGTTCTTTGCATCGTAGCCGTTCTGCGCTGGCTCTACACCAACCAAGAAGGAAAATTCCATGCCTTGCAGAGCTTGAATGCCAGCGATATTGCGCTTTTGCTGGGCTTCTGGGCTCATGTCAGCACCCTTCAGGTTATGAATACTGTCAACCATACGCCGAAGTGTTTCAAGGCCAATATTACGGGCTACAGGAACGCCGCTAGAGTCTAGCTTGTCACCATGCACGAACAGGTTATGCCATACACGCCGCTTGTCGAACTGACCGCCGATAATGGTAAATTCCATCGGGCAATACACTGCGCTTGATGACATAGACTTCTTGAACAGATAGCCTTGACCAAACTCAGGCATCTCTGCGTCACCGCCTAAAAGGTTGATGATTGCACGAACAGGTGTTTTGTCTGGCATAAGCTCTAGAGGCTTTTGTTCGCTACCAGTTTGGATTTCATTAAGATTAAGCATTTTCTTCTGCTCCATTCATTTCACTTGGGTTTACAAAGTCCATAGGACGTTCATTTTGTGGTGTACCACCACTCATCTTCTCTAGAAGCTTGCCAAGATGCGGCTCTTCTAAAGTATCTAATCTGCCAGACCTGTCTTTAGCTGGGTATCCCCACTGGTTCAGTGTCTGACACACAAATGCGCGATATGGGTTTCCGTTATCGTCTGGCATAAGAGCCATCGTGATAACTTCATCCACAATGCCTGGCAACTCGCGTCCAGTCTTTGAGCCTTCAATTTGCAACTCATAAGTCTGCCGCCCATACTCGTCTGTCTTTTCATCCAGAATGCCAACAAAGATTACATTCTTATCGCGGATGTGTTGAAGATGAGATAGCCATGACATCATTTCACGCCCTTGCATACCATATGCCGCGCGAGTATCCA